GATATTAAAACAGCCAATAGTATATTGTTAGCTCTTAAAACAATGGACACTCAATTAAGCAGTTTGATAAGGAACGCTAGGAGATAAGATGGGCTACTCAAGTTTATCTGCTGAAGAATTACAAAAGGGAAAGGTAGAAAAGAAAGGCGAAGCAAGAGACATGTTTCGAGGATTAAGCGATTTAATGGGGACCACTTCATCATTAACAAAAGCTTCTAAAATATATACATCAGTTAGCCGAATGGTAACTGACGTAACAACAGAAATTTCAAGAAACGACAGAACTCCACTTGGTAATAAAACAAGACAACAGTTAGGTCGTTTGATGCAAAGTCTTGCACAAATGGAAAAGAATTTAGAAACTGTAGTTGCATCACACAGAGCTATCATAGAAGAAATGGACAAAGGATACAAAGCTGTAGAAGGATTAAAATTGGATATGCAAAGGTAATGAGTTTTAATCAACACTTAGGAAAAACAAACAGCATTGTTAAAAGAAGAAGATTTGCTACACCCCAACAAGAAAGAGATTATCATAAAAACAAATTTAGAAGACTTCCTAAAGCACCACCTCGCCCACGTGATGCAAGACAAAACCCACGACAAGGAAGTTGGTCTGTTAAAATTTATGATGACGACTTTATTTTTTATAAAGAAATAAGATTGAAACCAGGTAGAAGCGGTGATGACGATGATGTTATGGAAAGAGTAATGTCTCGTGCTGCTAATGCTTATGGTGCAGTAATATTTAGATGGCACCTTAATGGCAGGATATCTCACGTATCTGAATATTAAACTATATAGCCTCCCTCCCAATATGTGAGCTATGCCATACTCAAAGAGCAATAAGCCACCGCATTACATTTTTGCCATATCTGACACTTTTCAAAAAGACTGGAGTACATTCTGTACACAGGCTGACAAAGAACAAAAACCTATATCGGAGCATTTGAGGAATGTCATCAAAAAGCATAACAAATCATCGGATAGTTAAAATTGCTAATACTGGCCCCATAAAGGCCATTGAACGGCATTTGTATTGGCTTTCTATAATTGCTAAGGTAATAGTATTTCTGCTGTTTATTTACGTAATAATGCAAATACCTACTGGGGGTGAAAATATAGTATGACAAACAAAAAAGATAATATAGGAAAATACGCCACAATATCTGATAACGAATTATGGTACCCTCTTAGATGTAACCTGTGTGGAAAAGGTGCGCAATGGGCCAATGAAGGAACTGGTCGCAATTATTGCACTCAATGTATGGAGGACGTTGCTTTTGCATGACCACAAGAAAATATACAGAACAAGATAAAGAAGAAGCCTTTACTCTATACTCGCAGAGCTGGAGTTATGGCGATATTGCTAAAGAAATGAATAAAAGATACGAAGGCTACAAGCTCTCTAAATCTACTGTTTATGGTTGGGCAAAAAAACAAAACTGGGATAAAAGAAAAGAAAAAGTTTTAGAAGAAGTAAGAAACGTAACAGAACGTAAGGCAACCACTTCTATCACGCGCGCAATTAAATTAGGAAGCAAATTACAAAGTAGTTTCAATACCCAATTAGATGACGGCATGGAGTTAAGACCTTCAGACGCTTATGCATGGACACGGTGGCTGGTTCAACTGGAAACTGCAATGGAAGCCAGAGATGTTTTAATTGAAGAAGTTGCACAACTTTCTGCTGAGGCAATGAACAAAGCAGGAATACCAAAACAGAAACAAGCAGCCTTTGCTCAATACTATACACAATTAGTCAGAGACCTCAAAGGTAAATCCAATGACTGATGTTACAGACCATAAAGATTTCATAACCTATTTTGCAAAACACCTAAACCCTGGTAAGATTCCGTTCTTAGAATTTACAGATGAAGCCATGATGGAGTACATGGTTGAGGAACCAGACGAGTATTTTCCACTGGCAGACATGCATAAAACATGGTATAAGTCTCTTCAGGAGAACGAAAGGGTGGCAATTATATGTGCAAGAGGACACTTAAAGACCTCTTTTAGCCTAACTTATTTGCTATGGCAGATGTATAGTAACTCTAATTTTAGGGCATTATATATCGGAAATACCTTTTCTCAGGTAGTAGATAAGCTAACTCAATTTGAAGAATTGTGCAGAAGAAGCTGGCGAGTATCCCCATTAATTCCATCTAAAGAAAACACCAGATACAATAGCGCACGTTGGAACATGACTCAAAAATCATTTTCTAATGGCTCTAGAGTAAGAGGTGCTGTAATAGGTGGAGCATTAGAAGGGCCACACGTTCACTTAATTATTTTAGATGACGTATTGGAAGAGTTCCCAAGATTAAATGATGAGAAGATTATTAATTATCTTAATCGTGTCGTTCTGCCTATGCGTTTACCTAAATCTCAAATAGTATTAGTAGGAACACAAAAGCGTCCTGGGGATATTACTGCGTATGTAAAAGAGAATCCTTACTGGGATTGCATTTGGCATCCTGCGTTAAAGAAAGATGGAACACCACGATGGCCAGAATACTGGACAGTAGATAGATTAGAAGAAGAAAGATTAGCAATGGGTTCGAGAGCATTTGAATCCGAATATATGCTGAATCCTATCGACCCTGACAGTGCAGTTATACCATGGAGTGTACTCGAACCATGCCTAAATAACGACATTGAAATGTTTTCTGGACCAATAAATGGGTGGGTTACGGTCATGGGAGTGGACTTAGCAGTAGGTTTTGACACCCAACATGACGAAACAGCGTACTGTGTTGTTGCCTATAATCCCAAAACTGAGCAGCGTAAAGTTCTACATCAATGGAATGGGAAGGTTCAGGGAGAAGGTGCAAGCTGGTTAAAAGAACAAGTAACTAACATCTCTAAGATAGCAAGCATTTACAATCCTGAAAAGATAATGGTAGAAAGTAATGGATTTCAAAGGTTAGTTGCACATGCTGCTAGAGATGTAGAGAAACTTCCAATAGCTACACATAATACAGGAAATGAACGTAACCACGCACAGATTGGTATTCCTGGGATTGCTGTAGCAATGGAAAAAGGATTATACGAAATACCATTTGGAGGAACAGCAAAAGAAAACAGCAGACCAGGAACACGTGATTTAGTTAGAGGTTTAATGCAATTAATGTGGGACGGTAAAGGAAAGTTAGAAGGGCATGTTGCAGACCCAGTAATTTCGCTTTGGATGTGTGAATTAGCAATAGAAGAAAGAGAACGCAAAAAGTTAAATATGACTAACTGGACTTGGTTGTGATGGGAATATTGGACAGGTGGTTTAACACCAAATCAAAAAAAGCTAAATCGGGGCTTCAAACGTATCTCGATAAAAACACCAATTCATTGCTAAAAGAAGCACGTACTCCCGTGTACGATGCTGGGGCTGCGTCGTCTTATCAGTCGGGAAATCAACTGATACAGCCACCTTTTGACCAGCATTATGTTGAATACCTTGCAGACAATTATTCCCATCTCCGCACAGTTATACAGAAAATAGCTGCCCAAACAGTAGCAAAGGGCTGGGAGGTTTCTCCAGTTGATGATGATGAAAACAAATCAGAAGACCAAAAAGAAGCTATAGAAAAACTACTTACAAATCCATCTAAAGGAAGTGCAGATATTAATGGCTCAGAAATAATTAAAGCCATAGTTAGACAATTAGAAATATTTGATGATGCATGGATTTCTATTATTTATGAAAGAGTAGTTAGTGAAAGCGGAGAAACAGTTGGCAAAAGAGTAAAGGAACTTTGGATAGAAGACACTAAGAAAATGCGCTATAATACAGACAGATATGGACGTTTCCAAGACGTTGATAGGTTCTGTCCTTTATGTAGAAATGGCGTTGGAACGTTAAAACATTGCAGTAACTCAGGGTGTAACGACGCTGAGACAGCTCTAATTGCATATACTTTCCAAGATGAGGAAGGAGATATCTATTTTGCACGGGATGAAGTTTTACACTTTAACAAGTATTCTTCCTATGCAAGGTTGTATGGTAATCCACCTATTCTTGCTTTAGCAAAGAAAATAGAAACAGCTCTAGCAGTAGAAGCATATCAAAATAAAGTCTACATGTTAGAAAGACCGCCTAAAGGATTCTTAGACATTCCTGGACATAATGAAGATTCTTTAACTAGATTAGGAGAATACATTGCAGAAGAAACTGCACGTAATCCTAACTTTATTCCTATCATATCTTCTGGAGAAGGTAAGTCTGGGGCCAATTTCGTTACTGTTATGCCAGACCAAACAGAAATGGGAATGCTTCCATACTTAGAAAAAATCAATAATGACGTTAATTCTTCTTATGGTGTTATGCCATTGGCTATGGGTGACACCGCAGGAATTGGAGGATTAAATGCAGAAGGTGAACAAATAACTATGATGGACAGAACCATTATGGAAACACAGGCAGTTATTGAAGAAGGATTTTTTAAACCATTATTGAAACTAATGGGTGTTACTGATTGGGAAGTTAAGTTTAATGAGATAAATGAAGACAATGAACAGATGGAATTATCTAACCTAACACAGAAGATAGAGATTATCAGAGGATTTCAAGAGCTTGGTATTACTATTGATATGGATGAAAACGGGGAATTAATATTGCCTGATGACGGAATTAAGGAGGAGTTAGAACGAGAAAAGCCAGAACAAAACGGGTATCAGGTGGAAGAGGAGCAAGAAGAATTGACAGATACATCTCAGCCCTCAAAACCGCCATCCGTAAAACCGTAAAAAAAGAACTTAACCGATTAAAAAACGCAAAAGATTGGGAAGACCTAAGAGCTAGAAAAAACATGCTCATGGTAAAATTGCCACGTATTTTAAAAAACGAATTAGGTCGATACATAATTAGAGCGTTTAAATATACGTATAAGCAGGAGAATCGTCAATTTAAGAAATCTACAGGTAGTGTTGAAATAGATTTAAACTACGATGCTTCTAATCTTTTAAGACAATTACACGATGGAATATTGCGTACAGACTCTTTCTATCAACAGTTTACTGGGGAATTAGGCTCTGAATTAGATAAAATATTAGCAGAAACATACATAGAAGACACAAACTTAGATGCAATGATTGACGCAATTTTAGCTGGAATGGAACGTAAAATTAATTTATCCGTTGGCAGAGCTACAAGAATTGCTCGAACTGAATTGATACATGTGTCTAATGAGGCAAGACTAAGGGCGTTTCAAGAAAGAATGGAAGAGACTGGAGAAGAATACAAGTTTACATTAGTTGTTGCAGAAGGTAGAAGAACCTGTGATGCCCATAAAGAATTAAAAAGGAGAATACCTAAAAAGGGGCTTCCGTTACAAGAGTTGATAGAATTGCAAATTGAAGTTGGAAAAAAACATTTTGGTCCACAATGGACTCTTCAAGGACATGCAATGATGCACCCTAATCAAAGAACAATATTAACGAGGCAAGTATGAGCAGTTGCAAGAAATGCAGAGCTGGGGCCATGAGAGTACATATCTTAAGTAATGGTTTTTGTCAAGAATGTAATGAAGAAATGGCATGGAAGAATGGAGAAAGAGAAGCCCGTAAACAAGCAAACAAAGCCAGACGTATTGCTCTTTATGAAAAGTTAAAAAAAGGCGTTAACAAAAAGTGGAAAGAAAAATATGGTGATGACGATGTTAATACAGTATTGGGGTATAGATAATGGCCATTACGGTCACAGGTCTTGACGAATTATCTGCTAAAATAACTGCCACGGAAAAAACGATTCCTAAGAAATTAGATTTAGCAATGAATGATACTGCTGATGCTATTATGTTAAAAGCAATGCGATTGGTTCCTGTAGATAAAGGTGTTTTAAGAAATAGTATTGGAACAAATTTAGAAGGATTCCAGCATAAGATAATTTATGCAAATGCAGATTACGCTAACAAAATAGAGTATGGTGAACCTATTGGGGGAGACCCAAAAACTCAAGACGAAAGAGCAGACCCTCCTGGACCAAGACCCTTCATGCGTCCAGCTTTTCAAACAGAAAAAAAACGTTTGACCGAATTTTATGAGAAACGGAAATAAAACATGCACTGTAGAATGGGCGGAATATATATGGGTGGACCCTCAAACACGGGAAAAAGTTAAATGCAAAATCCCAGTAATCATAGAACATGTATAGACGTCATTTAAAACATTCAAACAAAAAATTATACACTCTTTGCGGACATCGTTGTACTGAAATGGAATTTAAGAAATTACCAACAAATTTAGACTATATAACTTGCTCAAAGTGCAAAACTATGCACAGTAACGCAAAAAAGAAGGCGAAGGCTATATAACCCGCCCCGCCTAACGTGATTTGCCTTGGGGTAAAAACAAGGTAGAGACAAATGCAAAAAAAAGAGGTAAACAATTGAGCTTAGTCGGTTCTGGAAACTGGTGGAGCAAGAAAGACAAATACACAGAATGTCCAAGTTGTGGAAAGAAAGGTTACTATCAAACAAGTTTGGTAGACAATAACAATAAGATTCACAAATGGACAAAGTGTATGTACTGTAAAGAAACAAAAATACTGGAGACTCACTAATGATTCAATGCGATGAATGTGGAAAGATGGTTAGAGGTAAAACTCCTCAATGGGTTATAGACCAAGATTTAGTTTACACATGTCAAGAGTGTGTGGAGAAAGAATGCAAACAACATTAGATAGCTTTACAGCCAAACCAAAGCCTGTTAGAAACAAGAAGGGCTACGCACATCCAAATCCTAATGGAACGTCTTGGTGTGGACCTACAGCTCTAACAGTACTTACTGGAAAAAGGTATGATATTATTGAGAAAGATTTACTTAGTAAAAAAGCCAACAAGAAAAGAAAATATATTAGAGGAATGTGGGCAAGTGAAATGCGCAATGCATTACGTAGATACGGATATAGTATGAATCATTCCAGTAGTCACGGTTGCAATACATTTAGACAATGGACTAAAGCAACATACGGACAGCGTGGAAAGAAATGGTATCTAATACAAACAACCAGTCATTTCTTAGTTGTTAAAGGAAACAAAGTATGGGATAC